ACGCCGAGTACGGCCACCTGTGCTTCCACTGCCACAAACGGCTCAAGCGCATGCTCACCGAGGCGCCAGGCCAACACGCCATCCTGCGCGCCGACGTCGCCCCGTCGTTCGCCCAGCACCTCCACGCAGAGACCCACGCCCGAATCCGCACCGCCTGGCGCACCGACACCGACCAGCGATACCCGGACAGCCTGTTCGCCAAACCACAGGGCGGCGCACCACAGGAGTCCGAACCCATCCGCCTCGCCTGCCTCGAGGTCGCGCAGGAGATCTCCGACTGGCTCTCCCAGCTTGTGGAGCGGCTCTGCGACGACTACGGGATGGCCGGGCCGGCGCGGATGCTCAACGGCGCGGAGCAGGACCCGGCCCGGTGCGGCCACCAGACGTGGCGGTTCGAGGTCACCACCGCCAGTGCGTGGCTCGTCGACCAGATCGGGCGCCTCGAGTTCTACGACTCGGTCGGCGACGACTTCGAGGCGCTGCGCATGCTCATGGCCCGGGCGCACGCGCTGCGACCCTGGCGCGAGCAGGTCGCCCGCATCCCCGGCGTGCCCTGCCCCAACTGCCACCGCCCCACCCTGGTCCGCTACGGCGGCGAAATCCAGGTCGAGTGCCAAACCCGCTGGTGTGAAAGCATCTTTGAGCCTGAGCGCTACCTCATCTGGGTGCGCATGTTGCACGACGAACACCAGTCGGCTATGGGACAATAGATCCCATGGAGACGTGCTCCGTATCGGGCTGTGACCGGGACCGGTATTGCAGGGGGATGTGTCTTGTGCACTACACCCGAGTGCGGCGCAACGGAGAACCCGGCCCGGCTCGGGTATGGGACAAGAGCGCCGATCGTCGCTGCACGGTCTCGGACTGCTCGAACAAGCACTACGGCAACGGGCTGTGCTGGACTCACTGGCTCCGCGTCAAGCGCCACGGCGATGTAGCCGCGTGCACCCCTCGCAAAGGGCCGGGGAGCGTCCGATGGCTCGATCGCGAGAGCTTGAACTACGACGCTGCGCATGATCGGGTAAAGCGCGAACGAGGAGCACCCTCGCGGCATCTGTGCCGATGTGGTGCTCAGGCCGAGGACTGGGCCTATCAGCACACCGACGACGACCCACTGCGCGACGACCGAGGGAGGCCGTTCACCGACGATGTGTGGGCGTACGCGCCCATGTGTCGCTCATGTCACAAGGCCCTGGACTGGTCGATCAAGAAAGCCGTCAACACCCCATGATCGGGACCGTCACCACCACCGAGGCCGCAGCCCACGTCGCCGTTGACCCGATGACGATCCGGCAGTGGGTGGCCCGCGGCTACCTCTCGCCCGTACGGCCCGGCGCCAAGCCGCTGCGCTTCCTGCTCACGGACGTCATCGACGCCAACGACCGGCGCCGGCCGAAGACCTGGCACGACCGCTTGGACGAGCTGGCGGCGCGTCTGGGTTGACGCCGTGACGGCGATCCGTCACGATAGCGCGTGAGGGAGTGTGTCCGGATTCGGACCCGCTCCCCTTCCCATGCCCCCGGGCACCAGTCCGAGGAGGTGCCGCCATGCCCACCAAATGCACCATGCCGAACTGCGACGAGGTGGTCACACCCCGGCAGGTGTCCACCACCATCCCCGACACGGTCCCCGTGGTGATGACCTGGTGCCGGTCCTGCGACGTCCGCCAGTGCGGGTTCGAGGCAAGCGCGGGCGACAAGTGCGACGCGAAGGTTCACGACCCCTACGTGAAGCGCTGTCCCCGCGGTCACTACCTCTGACGGTCGACCACCCATCCCATCCCCACGGAGGCAGGCCGGGCGCCTGCGAAGTGACAGGCAGGTGAGCACCCATGACCGCTCCCGCCTGGACGACTGCCGACGACGACACCCTCCGAGCGCTGCACGCCGCCGGCAAGTCATGCCACGCCATCGCCACCGAGATGACCCGCTCGAAGGCCACCATCTCGCGGCACTCCAAACGCCTCGGCCTGCTCTGGGACCGCGCACAGGTCGCCGCAGCCACCGCCGCGAAGCAGACCGACGCCAAGGGCCGACGCGCCACCCTCCAGCTAAGCCTGCTCGAGGACGCCGAACGCCTACGTGAGCAGCTGTGGCAGCCGTGCATCGCGTTCAACTTCGGCGGCAAGGACAACACCTACGAGGAACACCACCTCGACAAGCCCACGTTCGCCGACCAGCTGAAGATCATGCAAGCCACCGGGGTGGCCGTCGACCGGTCCCTGCGCCTGGCCGACCACGACTCCGCCGGGTCCGAGGTCGTCAAGAACATCCTCGGCTCCCTCGCCGAACAGCTCGGGCTCACCGACCGCGCCGACGCCCAGTGAGCGCCCTCACGTTCGGCCTCGGCGAGAAGCAGCTCTGCTCCGTCAAGGAAGCCACGGGCTCCGTGAACCTGTGGCACGGCGCCATCCGCTCCGGCAAGACCATCGGCTCCCTCATCCGGTGGCTGCTGTTCGTGCCCAACGCGCCCCTCGGCGGGCAGCTCGTCATCGTCGGCCGCACCCGCGAAAGTGCCTGGCGCAACATCATCGCCCCCCTGCAGGACCCGGCCATCACCGGCGACGCCGCAGCGCACGTCATCGGCAACCACGGCGCACCCACCGTCAACATCCTCGGCCGGCGCGTGTTCGTCATGGGCGCCTCCGACGTGCAAGCCGAGCTCGTCCTGCGCGGCCTGACCGTGGCCGGCGCGTACGTCGACGAGGTCACCACCCTGCCCGAAGGGTTCTTCGTTCAGCTCCTGGGTCGCATGTCCGCCAAGGGCGCCAAGCTGTTCGGCACCACCAACCCCGACAGCCCGGCGCACTGGTTGAAGACCAAGTACCTGGACCGGTTGCGGGACCTGCCGCACTGGCGCGTCTGGCACTTCACCATGGACGACAATCCGTCCCTGACAGCCGAGTACGTGGCGCAGAAGAAGCTCGAGTTCACGGGCCTGTGGTACCGCCGGTTCATCCTCGGCGAATGGGTCGCCGCCGAGGGCGCGATCTACTCGATGTGGGACCCCGCCAAGCACGTCATCGCCCACGACAACCTGCCGCCCATGCAACGCCTCCTCGGCATCGGCATCGACTACGGCACCACCAACGCGGCGACGGGGCTGCTCCTCGGCCTGTCCGACGAGACCCGGTTCGACCAGATGGGTCAACCGCGGCCGGCCGCCCGCCTGTTCCTGGTCGACGAGTGGCGCCACGACCCGTCCGTCACCCAGATGCGCCTCACTGACGCCGCCCTGTCCGAGCGGCTCCGCGGCTGGGCCAACGCCCCCGGCCACCTGCCCTACGACACTGCGCTGGTACCCGAGTGGTACTTCGTGGACCCGTCCGCAGCCTCGTTCAAGGTCCAGCTGCAGGCCGACGGGGTCCCGAACATCCGCAACGCCGACAACGACGTCGCCTACGGCATCCGCACCGTCGCCTCCCTGCTCGGCGCCGGGCAGCTGCAGATCTCCGACCGGTGCGCGGGGTTCATCCAGGAGGCGCCCGGCTACTCCTGGGACGACAAGGCCACCGCGAAGGGCGAGGACAAGCCGCTGAAGGTCGCCGACCACTCCCTCGACGGCGGGCGTTACGTCATCACCTCGACCGAGTCCCTCTGGCGACCCATGCTCGCAGCCGCCTGACCCACGCTGACCGCCAAGGAGGCGACCGATGCCGCTTCCCGCCAATGGCACCCGCTGGCCGCCCAAGGAGCTCGAGAAGATCACCCCGGCGCTGCGGACCTGGGACGCCTGGTACGTGGGCACCGCGACCGCGCTCGAGCTCGCCTACGCCGTAGCCGGCGGCAACCTGCCGCCGCAGCTGCGGCCGGTGCAGTTCCAGTCCGGGATCGTCGGCATGTTCGCCCGCTGGTTCTGGGGGTCCCCCCCGTCGCTGAACGGGCAACCGAAGCACCGCCTGCACGTCCCGATCGCGGCGGACATCTGCCAAGCGTCGGCGGACCTGCTGTTCGCGGAGGCGCCCACCTTCACGGTCAAGGACGCGGCCACTCAGGAGCGGCTCGAGGAGCTCATCGACGATGGGCTGATTGGGATCCTGTCCGAGGGCGCCGAGCTGGGCGCCGTGTTCGGTGACCACTACCTGCGCGTCACCTGGGATGCCGCCGTCGCCCCGGAGGGCCCGTTCCTGACGGCGGTGCACGCCGACGCGGCGCTGCCGGAGTTCCGGTGGGGCCGACTGACCGCGGTCACGTTCTGGTACGTCGTCAAGGAGGACGGGCAGGAGGTGTGGCGGCACCTCGAGCGGCACGAGCTCGACTCGTTCGGTGTCGGCATCATCCAGCACGGCCTGTATCGCGGGTCCACCTCCGACCTGGGGTTGGCGGTGCCGCTTGCGGACCACCCGTCCACGGCGGGGCTGGTCCTCAACGACCAGGGCGTCATCTCCACCGAGTCCCCCGGCCTGGCCGTGGTGCACGTGCCCAACGCGCGCCCGAACCGGCGGTGGCGCAAGGACCCCATCGGGACCAACCTCGGCCGGTCCGACCTGGACGGCATCGAGGGCCTGATGGACTCCCTCGACGAGGCATATACCGCCCTCATGCGGGACGTGCGGCTCGGCAAGGCGCGTGTGTTCGTGTCCTCCGAGCTGCTGCAGGACCAGGGCCCCGGCAAAGGGTCGCTGTTCGACTCTGAGCAGGAGATCTTCTCGCCCCTCGCGCCCGGCGTGGGGTCCCTGAACCCGTCCGCTTCAGCTGGGTCCGCGAATGGGCTGCTGACCACGTTCCAGCCGAACATCCGCGCCCAGGAGCACCTGACGGTCATCGACCGGCTCATCAAGGAGATCGTCGGCCGGGCTGGGTACTCGAATGCCACGTTCGGGGAGACCGACGGCAACGGCACGAACGCCCCGAAGACTGCCACCGAGATCACGACCCAGCAGCAGCGGTCGTTCTCCACCCGGGACAAGAAGATCCGCCTGATCCGGCCCCGCCTCGGCGACGCCGTTGAGAAGCTCCTCGCCGTCGACGCGGCCATCTTCGGGTCGAAGGTAACCCCGCAGCACCCGGAGATCCAGTTCCCCGACGGGGTGCAGGACACGCAGCTGATCCTGGCGCAGACCGCGCAGGCGTTGTATGCCGCTGAGGCCGCGTCGATGCGGGAGCGGATCCGGGTCGTGCACCCGGACTGGGAGGACCAGCAGATCGACGACGAGGTCGCCCTGATCAAGGCGGAGATGGCCGAGCAGGCGCCCCAGCCGATGGTGGACCCGATGGGTGGGGCTGCAGCCTCGAGCCTGGCCGCGCAGGACCAGCAGGCGGCGAACGATGGCAACCCAGCCGGCGCCTGACGACTCCGGCGACCTGCGAGCGGTCATCGACGCGATCGCCGCGGCGGTCGTGCAGCGGTTCGCGGCCGCCGAGCAGGCCCTGATCCGTGAGGTGGCCGCCTACGCCCGCGCAGGTTTGGCCGCCCCGGTCGGGTCCGCTGCCCGGCTGGACATGCTGCGCCGGATGCGTGCCGTGGCTGACCGGTTGTCGCTGCAACTGCGCGCCCAGGCGTCGCAGATGGCGGCTCAGGTCACCGATACCGCGCACCAGCGTGGAGCGGAGGCCGCGATCCGGCGCCTGACGCACCTGACGACCTCGCACCCGGACCTGCTGCGCATCCTGACCGCGCCGCAGCCGGAGCCGGTCACCAGCCACGCGCTCGCGTCGGTCACGCAGATCCAGATGGACCTGGCGTCCCGGCTGTGGGACGCCTCGACCAGGATGACCCGGTTCGCCGACGACGCCTACCGCGCCGCGATCGCCCGGGCTGCGACCACTGAGGTCCTGACCGGCATGTCACCGGCGGCGGCGCAGCGGATGGCGTGGGACGAGCTCACCTCCAAGGGCGTCACCGGGTTCGTCGACATCCGTGGCCGGCAGTGGACGCTCGCCTCGTACGTGGAGATGGCCACCAGGACGGCGGTGCAGCGGGCGTACAACGCGGCGCATCAGGACCGGATGACGTCGGCCGGGATCCACTACTTCACGGTTGCCCCGCACGCGCACCCGTGCCCGCTGTGTGAGCCGTGGGAGGGCGCAGTCCTGTCGGACGTGCACGCGGCCGGGGAGACGACGACCCTGTCCGCGATCAAGGACGTCCCGGTGACGTTCACGATCGCCGGCACGGTCGACGAGGCGCGCGCTGCGGGTCTGTTCCACCCGAACTGCTCGCACACGCTCGTGGCGTTCCTGCCCGGCGTCACCAAGCCGATCACACGGCCGGCCTGGTCGAAGGCGGACCAGGCGGCGTACGACGCGGCGCAGCACCTGCGGGCGCTCGAGCGTCAGGTCCGCGCCTACAAGCTGCAGGCCGAGGGCGCACTGACGCCACTGGAGCAGCGGCGGGCGATGGCGAAGGCGCGCGGAGTGCAGGCCCGGATCCGCCAGCACGTCGCCGCGCACCACCTGGTGCGCAGGCCGCGCCGCGAACAGGTCGACCTCGGCCACCACTGACAACCCTCGCTGGATGCGAGGGCGAGCATCACCCCAACCGATGTCCCGGGAGGACACGATGAGCACCCAGCCAACCGCACCAGCAGCAGCAGCCCCCGCCGAGCCCGCAGCACCGGCAGCCCCGGCGGCGACTTCCCCCGCCACCGGCGCACCCGCGACAGCCCCGGCAACACCGCCGGAGACACCCGCCACCACCTCCAACGTGTGGGACGACCCGACCGCGGCCAAGGCCGAGATCGAGAAGCTCCGCAAGGAGAACGGCGACGCACGCGTCAACGCCAAGAAGACCGCGGCCGAAGAGGCCCGCCAGACCCTCGCGCAGGAGATCGCCAAGATCCTCAACCCCGAGGCCGAAGGCAAGGTCGACCCGGCCCAGCTCGCCGCGCAGCTCACCACCACTCAGCAGACCGCGCGACAGGCGCAGATCGACCTCGCGGTCTACCAGAACGCGTCCCACAAGGACGTCCAGGGCGACCCCAACGCCCTCCTCGACTCGCGAGCCTTCCAGGCGAAGCTCGCCACCCTCGACCCCGCGGCCGAGGACTTCCAGACCAAGGTCCTCGACGCCATGAAGACCGCGGTCACCGACAACCCCAAGCTCAAGGCGGTCCGGGCGGCCGGCCAGAGCAGCGTCGACCATGCCGGCGGGTCCGGCGAGGCGAACCGCACTCTCGACGCGCAGATCGCCGAAGCGGAGAAGGCCGGCAACCACGTCCTCGCCATCTCCCTGAAGCGCCAGCGGGCCTACACCCCGAACGCAACCGCCTGACCCGTCCGGGCCGGGCAGACCCCTTGAGTACCTAGGAGAACCACATGTCCGGCATCACCGGGATGGGCACGTCCTTCAACCTGCCCAACTACCACGGCCAGCTCTTCGGCCTCACCCCAGCCCAGACGCCCCTCCTGTCCATGATCGGCGGCCTCACCGGCGGTGGCATGGTCACCTCCGTCGAGGCGGAGTGGCAGACCTACGACCTGCGCGACCCCGGCCAGCAGGTCCGGACCCGCGTGGAGGGCGCAGCCGCGCCCACCGCGGAGGAGCGCGTCCGCGCGAACGTCCGCAATGTCTGCCAGATCCACCAGGAGAAGGTCTCCGTCTCCTACACCAAGCAGGCCGCGGTCGGCATGGGCACCACGCCCGGCTCGGCCCCGTTCCGCGAGGGCGACGGGCAGGTCAACGTCATCGGCAACGAGCTGTCCTGGCAGACCGTGCAGGCGCTCAAGTCGATCGCGCTCGACGTCAACTGGTCGTTCTGGAATGGGCTGTACTCCAACCCGACCACGAACTCGACCGCCCGTCAGACGCGTGGCCTGCTGCAGGCGATCACGGTGAACCGCACCGACAAGTCCTCGGTGTCGTACACCGGCGCCACGTCGGCCACGGACCTCATCACGGTCACCCACGCCCTGTCGGTCAACGACAAGGTCGTGTTCGACAACACCGACGTCGCGACCGGCATCGTCGCGGGCCGCGTGTACTTCGTGGTCCTGGTCAACACCACGGTGTCGTTCAAGGTGTCCGCCACCCTCGGTGGCGCCCCGATCACCCTCGGCACCGCCAGCAACATCGCGTTGCACAAGCCGCAGACCGCGGCCCTGGCCGTCGCGGACATCAACACGTTCGTGCAGGGCATCTTCGACAACGGTGGCCTCTCCGGTACCCCCATCCTGGGTGTCAACTCCAGCCAGAAGCTCGCGATCACCAAGGCTTACGCCACCGCCTACGGGCAGGCCCACGGCCTCATCAGCCCCGGAGGCCGCGTCGGTGGTGTCGCTGTCGACACCGTCGTCACCGACTTCGGCGACTTCGGGATCATGCTCGACCGGCACGTCCCGCAGGACTCGATCTGCGCGTTCACCGCGGACTCGCTGCGCCCGTTCTTCCTGAACGTGCCCGGCAAGGGCGTGTTCTTCGAGGAGCCGCTGGCCAAGACCGGCGCCTCCGACGAGGTGCAGCTCTACGGCGAGATCGGCCTCGAGTACGGGTCCGAGCGCGCCCACGGCGTGCTCCGCGGCCTCGCGGTCTGACCGACCGCTCTCTGACGGTGGCGCCGCCCCTAGTGGCGCCACCGTCAACCCGCAACCGACCACGCCAACTAGAGGAGAACCCCGTGGCACGCATCTTCCACCCCGACGGCAGCTACAACGGCACCCTCGGCCCCGTCGGCTTCACCAACGGAGTCGCCGACACGCAGGACCACTCCGCCATCTCCTACGCCGTCCTCGCCGGATGGAAGGTCGACCAGGACGAGCCCGAGCCCGTCGACCCAGCAGAGCTCAAGGGTGCCGCGCTCGACGCCGCCCTGGACGCGGCTGGGCTGTCGAAGGACGGCAAGGCCGACGAGAAGCGGCAGCGTCTCGCCGAGCACGCCGCAGCGCAGGACTGACCCCACCCTCTGCGGGTGGGGCGTCAACGACGTCCCCGGGAAGCGCCACGCGCCGCATACCTGATGTCGAAGGCCGCTCGGAGGGTTCACCCCGGGTCCTTTCGCTCTCTGCCATGAACGGTCCTGCGCCCCACCCGCACCCCACTCGGAAGGCGGTCCACCGTGCTCATCTACGCCACCTCCGCCGACCTGACCAACTGGACCAACAACGACCCGCCGACCAACGCCGCGCAGCTGCTGCGGACCGCGTCCCTGAACGTCCGTGAGGCCACCGCAGCGGCCTACTACAACGTCGACGGCACCGGCATGCCGTCGGACGCCAACATCCTGCAGGCGTTCAAGGACGCCACCTGCGCGCAGGCATCGGCCCTGTCTGCCGCCGGCATCGACCCCCTGTCCGGTGGGGTACTCACGTCCTCAGTCGCCAAGTCCAAGCAGGTCGGGTCCGCGCGCATCGACTACGCCGGCGCCGACTCCGCGGCCGCGTCCCGCCAGCTTCTCGCGACCGGCCTGTGCGTCGAGGCCGGTCGCATCCTGCAGCAGGCCGGGCTCGTGTCTGGGGTCGCTTGGACGGTCGGCTGATGTTCGCCGCTGGGTCCGACTTCGCCACCACGACCGTCACCGTCCGCACCCGCACCGGGTCGGGGTCCAACGGCGACGTGTTCGCCGCCGCCGTGTCCGTGACCGGGTACCTGGAGGACGGGCGCAAGCTCGTCCGCAACAGCGCCGGCGAGCAGGTCGTGTCCGAGGCCACCCTCTTCACCGACCCGAGCACCGTGGCCACGTTCACGGTCGACTCCAAGGTCGACCTGCCCACCCGCACCGCCCGCGTCATCCTCGCCAAGCCGCGCCTGATCGGCGACCCCGATGTCGACCACGTCGAAGTGGTGCTCACCTGATGGGGCTGCGCATCGAGAAGACCCTCAAGCTGGGCCACCTTAAGCACGCGCCCGTCGAGGTCGCCCCCGAGGCGCTGACGGAAGCCGGCGAGGTCATCCGGGCCGTGTCCGTCGCCCGCACCCCCGTCGAGACCGGCCGCCTGGCAGGGTCAGCGACTGTCAGCCTCGAAGAGGTCGACGGCGACCAGGCCGTGAAGATCCACTACGACGGCCCGTACGCCCGGTACCAGCATGAGCGCCTCGACCTGCGGCACGAGCACGGCGGGCAGGCCAAGTTCCTCGAGTCCGCGATGATGGACGAGGCGGACAACGCCCTGGAGGTCCTCGCCCGGCACATCGAGCGCGCACTGTGAGCGGGTTCGAGCGGGACCTGCTCACCGGCCTCGCCGGCGTCCTGAACACGGCCGGCGCGGGCACCTACCTTGCCCCCGGCACCGCCTACACGCCCGGCGCGACCGCCATCACCTTCGGCGACATGCCCGACGGGCCCGAGTTCCCCGACCGGTGCATCACCCTGGCCACCTACCCCCTGTCCGACGCGCCCAAGGAGGCGCTGTCCATGATCGGGGTGCAGGTCCGCGGGCGGGGGCTGCCCGGCGACTTCCTCGATGCCACCGACCTCAACGTGGCCATCTTCAACGCCCTGCACGGCCTGCAGGAGCGCACGTTCGGCACCTGCTACCTCATCCAGCTGCTGCGCAAGACCTCCATCCCCATGGGCATGGACGGCTCGAAGCGGTGGGAGACCTCGAGCAACTTCTACGCCGACATCAACCCCCCGACCACCTCGCTGCGCCCCGAGTAGGAGACCCTCATGGCCCGTTTCATCAGCGTGCACCCGCTGACCCTGACCGAGCCGGCCGCCCGGTTCACCCCGCTCGCGGGCGACCCGGCCCTGTTCGAGGTCGTCTCGGACGACCCGGCCGTGGTGCTGTCCCTGCGCGGGCTCGGCGCCCGGTTCGGGATCGTCGAGGACCCGGAGCCGCAGGACCTCAAGGGTGCCGCCCTGGACGACGCGCTCGAGGCCGCCGGCCTGTCGAAGTCGGGCACCGTCAAGGAGAAGCGGGCCCGGCTCGCCGAGCACCATGCGCAGCTACAGGCGGAGGCGCAGGCGCAGCCAGTGCCGACCCCGGCCGAGCTGGAGTCGCAGCCTGTCCCGGCCGTCGACGACTCGCACGAGCCGCAGGACTGACCCAGCCCCCACACACCCCCGCCGCAAGACCGCGCGCGGGTCACCCTGACACGCCTTTAGGAGGCATCTGTCATGAGCAATGAGCTCGCCCGACGGCGCGCGGTCGACATCTCGGCCGACAACATCACGTGGGTCCGCCTCATCGGCACCACCGACATCAACGACCAGGACACGCCCACGTACGTCGACACCACCGACTACGACACCAACGGGTTCGCGTCCACCGAGATCACCCTGCACACGTGGGCGATGACGGTGAAGTTCAACCGCAAGTCCGCCGCCGGCGTGTTCGACCCGGTGCAGGAGCTCATCCGCGCCGCCCGGTTCCAGTTCGGGACCGCAGCCCGCTTGTACGTGCGCTGGTATGACCGGAACGGCAAGCCCGACGCCCGCACCGGGCTGGCCATCGTCGAGTGGAACCAGTCGAAGTCCGGCGTCGGCGACGTCGAGGAGATCACCGTCAACTTCAAGGGCGACGGCGCCATCACCAGCATCGCCAACCCCGGCAACTCCACGCTGCCCGTGGTGCTGTCGGCGACCCCGTCCGGCCTGGGCGTTGGTGCGCTCCTGACGATCGGCGGCCAGTTCCTCACCGGCCCGGTCGTGACGACTGGTGTGAAGGTCGGCGGCGTCAACGCCACCTCGTGGACCGTCGTGTCCGACACCACGATCGTCGCCGTCATGCCTGCCGGGTCTGCCGGTTCGGCGCCGGTGCTGGTGACCACGGCCGCGGGCGCGTCGAACAGCTTCCCGTACACGCGCACGTAGCCCCTCGTTCGGTGCGGGCGCGACTTGGCTGGGT